ATGAAAAAACCTTTAATAGCTCTGTTACTAATCACATCTCAGAGCGCATTCGCGGACAAAATACCCAACTCCATAGAAAATCTCATCAGTGTTTACGACACCAGAATGCACAAGCTGGAGAATGGCGAGCTAACAATTAAGTACAGCAAACAAACACTGCAGATCGATGCGGCTAAATCCATTTTTAGCGGAATTTGTAACGATTACTTTATGAACAAGTGGAACCCGGAGACGATAAAAAAAGTCACTCTTTGGAATGCTTCTTCTGAACATGGTTACAAAATCAACGGCGGAGGGGATGAGTGTAAAAAAACTGGCTCTATGAACTTCGAACAAGCCGAAGAATATAGGTCCAGTTTAATTGAAAAAATGTAGACCCCGTTCAGGGCTTAAAAGTTCATATGCCCCTGCCCACTCACCAACGGGTGTGCTGGGGCGTGCTCTATTAGGCTCGGGGTAACTATATATCGCACAACCGTTTCGTGAGTCACAAACGTAGATCCACAGTTAATATTCTGGCACTGGCAATATCGCTCTTTTGTGTTGTCAGACACCCGAAAACTGCTCCTGGTATGAGCAGCATATCCGCATTTCGGACAATTCATCATATCCGTCTCTCCCCACCGATTCCTCACAATCACATAATGATACACAAAACATCCACTTTGTGAACATAATCATTCCATTTCTAAATCATCAATTTTTACTTCAAGCTCCAGACTGGTAGTAAAACCATTATCCGGGCTGACAGTATGCGTCAGAGTTGTAATGGTCCATTCGGCATCATCAATAGGCTGTTTAAAGCCGCTCACCTTTACTGGCATTTCGGTGTAGAGATCTGCTCGGCCCTCTGCGAGCTGCAGGGAGAATGACGCAACCCCGCGCTGCAGGCGTTCCCATTGCATTTTTGCCGCACGCTCAGCATTGCTGCGGTTTGCGTAAGTACGATTAAGAACCAGCACGTTTTCATCCGTTCCCACCAGATAATCACCCTGTTTTGCTTCCGGCTCTTTAGGTGTGGTGGTTTTCTTCCGACGGCGCTTAACCTTGGTTGTTTCTTTTTTCTTGGGTTCACGGGTATGCAGCCAGCTGGCAATTACGCCGGTATAAGCACCACGATCAGCCAGGGTAAAACGATGACCGTCACCGGCCTTACGCCCAATGGTGATTACCGGCAGCGGCTTACCGCTCGCCGTTCTTCCCTGCCCCTGTCGGATAAACAGCAGGTTTCCATCCTTTACGGAAACAATCGCCCCATACTGGCGCGCCAGTTTCATCAGGAAACTGGCATCGCTTTCATTGGTCTGGTCCATGTGATCCAGCATCTTGTCCATCAGGTCTTTCCCCAACGCCATTTTGAGTTTATGCCGTGCTGCAATTTCCTTTACTACATCGCCAACGGTTGTCTGGTGCCATGACTTTTCGCGCCGGGTATTGAGGGTTTCACGTAAATCAGCGCTACGGGCACGGATAGTCAGACGATCAGGAGCACCGCTGTGCTCTATCTCATCCACCGTAAATGCCCCTTTTGGGAAAAGCGGCTGGTCCTTCCACCCCAGCGCCAGCTGAATAACGGCACCACGTCGTGGCAGAACGATCTGCCCGTCGGCGTCGTCCAGCTCCAGATCAAGCTGGTCAGCCTCAAAACCCCGGTTATCGGTCAGCGTCAGACTCATCAGGCGCGCATCCAGCGCGGTGGTCACGTCCTTACCTTCAATGGTGATACTGAAAGCCGGGCTTTTGCTGTTCAGGTCAAAAAGATCAGAGCTAAAATTCACTGCAGCAACCCTCCAACCGTATTTTTAATATTACCTATCGCAGACGTTGCAGAGTCCTGCAGGTTACTGAGCTGATCGCTGAGACTGCCGAACATATCAGACAGCGACTCATCAACCCTTTTCAGGGTCAACGTAAACTCAATACGGCGAGGCATTCCGCTTTCAAAAAACTCTGTTTTTGTCTGACTCAGGCTCTCGATCACAAACATGCCGTAAATGGTCCCGCTTCCCTCAATCAGGGGCCATGCTTTGCCCAACTCTGCCATTTGCTCCAGCGCGAGCAATGATAGCCTTCCCCCGGTGACTTCCGGCAGCAGTACGCCAGATAACGTCAGAGGGTCATTATCCGGGCCAAGAAACTGCGTTGATGGTCGCCGGTTCACCCGACTGTTGGCGGCGTGTCGCCAGCTTCGCTGATACTGCAGCTCCTGATATGGCACTGTACGCAGCATGAAGACATATAACCCCAGTACCATCATCATGATTCATATCCCCCTTGATCACTGAAATTACTGCGTGCTTTAGCCCTGGCTTTGCGCTCGCGCTCGTCAAGCTGCCGCGCGACTTCGCGGGCAATATCCTGCGCACTCAGCCCAGGCTGGGCAGTGATATGAATGGGCGCGTTAATCTCATAACGGATCACTGGCGGCGCGCTGGCAGATTTCGCAGGCTGGCTTTGTTTATATGCCACATTAGGCAGACTGTAAGGATGTAGTGGAGCAGCCTCTGCAGGCGCTGCCGCTACGCCCATGACACCTGCAACGACGGAAGCCAACGCGGCAGTGCGCCGTCTGCTGGTAACATTTGCGGGACCGTTCACAATTTCTGGGCCGTTCTCCCCAACTATGCCAAACTGACCACGCTGGATCGTGCCGCCATTGTCATACATTCCGGCAAACGGAACAGCAGCAGCCGCTGCTCCACCAACCACCTGCACCTGTGCTTTGCCTTGTGTTTTATTATTTCCGGTCATCCAGTCAGGCAGATAATCGGTGATGGAGGAAAGCTTGCTTTTGAGAGTCTCCCACTTGGCATTAATTCCATTAAGAATACTGTCAATAATGGCGCTGCCCATGTCCTGAAACTTCGCAGGAAGCGCGGCAACATCAGACAGGATCGAATTCCATTTATCACTAATAGACTGTCTGATATTAGCCCACGCCTCAGAAATGCCAGATTTTATTGCATCCCAATTTTTCGCGATTAATCCCGGCAAGGTATAATTAAAGAACAGTGACTTAATCCCCTCCCACGCGGCGCTAGCCTTTTCTTTAACCCAATCCCATGCCGTACCTGTGGCATTACATACGGCATCCCACATGGCCTTGAACTTTGGCCCAAGCGTGTCCCAATTCTGCCAGATATAAATAGCACCAGCGGCGATCAGCCCTATGACAGCCAGTATAGGGTTTGCAAACATCAATCGGCCCAGCCATAAAACTGATTTCCCGATCCCTCCCAGCGCAGCACGAACCAAGCCACCCACGGACGCAAACTTCAGGCCCAACATGCCCGCGCTCACTCTGACGATTGCCATCGGACCAAGGATTGATGCCAGCGCCAAAGAGATAGCCCCTACAACCGTTGCAGCAACGGCAAATCCTGCAGCCATCTTGAATAAGGCAGAAGTAAGCGAGGGATGGCGTTTAACAAAACCATCCAAACGAGAGGCTAACTCCCCCAGCCAATCGGCGAGGTTCTTTAATGCAGGTGCTACAGTTTCACCAATACTCGCCATCGCATTAGTGAATGTCCCGGTAGCTGCCTCCCATTTATTCCCCAGGGTGTTCAGCGATGCATCAACACGCTCCCTAAGCGATGCCTGATTTTCAAGCTTTGCTGCAGTTTCTCTATATCCTTCAATCCCTTTGGATAGCATAATGTTCAGCGCTTGTAGCATTTCCGCATCATTGCCAAACAAATCTTTCATGGTTGCCATTTGGGTTTCTGGATTTAATTTTTTAAGTTTCTCCAGCTGGGCGTACATATTTTCCAAACCACCAAACCCACCCTTCCCGTCAGAGAAGTTGAATTTAATACCCGCGCCCTTTTCTTTCAGGTCATCGTTAACCGCCTTAATATTGTCAGCATCCAGAGCGGCCTGAAAAATCTTTCGGTATGCATTACCGGCAGACTCACCAGCCATACTCCCCTGATCAGCCATAACCAACAAAGGTGCGAAAGTTTTGACCGCTTCCAACCCCTTCTTATTGATGATATTCATCGCGCTGCTGATTTTTGAGAAACCCTGCAGCATATTTCCTGAATCGACACCCGCATAAAAGCCTTTCTGGATCACATCCATCAGGCTCATCATGTCTTTTTCTGAGGTCTGAGTTGCGTCTTGGAGTTTTGCTGCAAACTCCGCTGCAGCGGTAGGGGCCATCTGCAATTGCACACCAAGATAGGCTGCTGATTCTCCCAAGCCGCCCAGGATGACCTGCGCCGACATACCCTGACGGCGTAACATAGTCATCATGTTCTGAAAGTCGGCTGTTGTTCCCGGCAGCTTATCGCCCAAAGCAACTGCAAGCCGTTTAATTTTTTCAAATTCAGGCGCTACCTTTCCGCCCGGCCCCATCATTGAACCGGCGAGCTGATTCGCTGCATTTTCTGATTCTGAATAGGCTTTTACTGGAGCCAGCAACGTCATGCCAGTAGTTACCCCAGCCGCCATCGCCCCTGCACCATTACCTGCCAGAGAGTTCCTTAACTCGCGGGTCTTTTCAGCCTTGGCTTTGATAGCGTTGAGCTTTCGCTGACGCTCGCCAACTTCACGCAGCCTGCGCTCCTGCTCAGCCAACTGTCGGTTATACCGCTCAGTTTCTCGTGCAATCCGTGCCGTCTCGCGTGCTCCGCCCCCAGCAGATAACCCCAGCCGATAAAGTTCAGCCCTCGCTGCCGCCATCTGGCGAGTTTCCTGTTGCTGTTTTTGTTCAAGACGTGAAACAGCACGCCACTGAGCTTCAAGCGCCTGCGTTTGTTTTTTTGTTGGGGATTCCAAAGATGACATTTCGCGCGTCATCATTTGAGCGCGTAACCTCGCCTGAGCCAGTTCGGCACCAGTACGGCTAACACTTTGAGTTAGCTGATCGAAAGATTTAAGCTGACCTCCAGCATCACTCAGCTTTTTAATCTGATCGCGGGTTTGTCGAATAGCTGATGCCAGCTCCTTAGAGCCAGCCTGTGCATTTTTAAATGGGCGGGTTAACTTATCCACCGCCCCCAGAACTACCTGCAGTCGCAGGTTATTATCACTCATCGCTGGCCCCGCTTCGCTGAATTGCCTTATGCCGCCACTCCAGCACATCAGTCAGCGGCATAACGTCAGTGATGGACGGCGACCAGTGAAAGATGGTGGCAATGTCTGCCACCAGATCATCAACCGTCAGGTTGTCGGCAAATCGGCAAGCACCGACTTCGGCAACAAAAAAGTAACCACCTCTACAGCCATTGCTGTCAGATCGGCGGGGTCCAGCTCTGCCATTTCCTGCGCGGTCAGCGTCGGGGTGGAGATTCGCGGGATCACAGTCATCATCGCGCCCACGTCCATATCCATAATGGCCTGCAGACGGGTGCCACGCAGTGCGCCGGACTGCGGCTTACGCAGCACAATTTCGGTAATTTCAGCTTTACCGCGCATGATGGGGGTATCCAGTTTTACGGTCTTTTCAGTCAGTTTGTCACTCATGTTCGTTTCCTGTTAATGAAGTATTGGCGCGGCTGCCCGCGCCGTTAAGATTAATCAGAGGCCGAGGGCATTACGGTGTTCTTCCATCAGGTCCACACCGTCAACGATTTCAATCATGTTGACCAGATCGACCTCATAGAGCACCTCACCGTTAATGGTCAGCTTCGCGTAGCTGTTGGTGTTGCTGACTTTCGTGGTGCTGCTTTCGCCGGTTTTCCACTCGCCGGAATCCACTTCTTTATGACGTCCGCGCACAACCAACTCAACGGCCTGCACTTCGCCGGTATCGTCACGCTGAATGGAGCCGGTGAAACGCAACTGGATGCCGTCAACCGTGGCTTTACCCATCTGCCTGAATAACAGCAGTTCGGTGCCGCCGATTGAAAATTCTGTGTCCAGTGCGCCGTCATCCAGCCCCATGTCCACGTCCACCGCGCCCGGCATACCCCCGCCGCGATACTTCTCAAACTTGCGGGTAAATTTCGGCAGGGTCAGAGACTCAACGATCCCCTGCCAGTTGTTCCCGTCGTTGAACAGGTTCAGGTGTTTTAACTTGCGTGGTAAAGCCATGGTGTCCCCTTACGCGCTGACCTGGCTGGAGAAATCCAGCAGGTACTGATCGGTAATGCGCTGGCGCAGCATCAGGTTTTCAAGCGGCGGCACCGGCGTGTAGTCGTAGTCGATGGTGAGCTTCCCGGCTTTCAGGGAGTCTTTATCGTTCACCGACTCATCCAGCCAGCAGTCTGCACCGATGATGTAGCCCTGCGTTTTCAGGCTGCGCAGCTTGGCTCGGATACCTTCGATAATGTCACGGGCCAGCGACGGGTTGAGCACGCCATCCACCGCCCACATGTGCGCTTCTGCGATGGTGTCAGCCAGCACCTGCGCTGTGCGGGTGTAGTTCTCAAAGGCAAACAGCGGATCGTCACTGAGGCAGCGGGAACCCCAGAAGCGGAAGCCGTCTTTACGGATAAGTGTGGTAACGTCATTCTGGTTGAGCAGTCCCGCATCGGTTGCCGGGTCCTGCAGATCCCAGAACACATCAGCGGAAATGCCGGTGACGCCGTTCACGCCCACGTTAGAAATGGTTTTGTGCCAGCCGGTCTGCTCGTCAATTTTGGCGCGCAGGCCGAGCGCACGAGCAGAGGCGTAAGCCGTCGCATCTGCATTAAGCACGGTGTCAAAGTTGATGAAGTCAGGCCAGATCAGCATCCCCTCGCGCTGGCTGAAATTAGCGCGGTAGGCAATGGCTTCCGCCACCGTTTTACAGCCATAGGCGGACAGGTAGGCAAACCCACGCAGACTCTGCGCCACACTCAGTAGCTCAGTGGCAACCGCCTGCGTGTCATGCCCCGGCACGCCGAGAATACGAGGCTTGACGCCCAGCTGCGACTGCGCTGAAAGCAGCGCTTTCATGCCCGTTTTTTTACCGTCAGCAGTCACGCCGCCGATAATGTTGGAGGTGGTTTCCGCTTCGGTTTCGCCCTGCGCCACACGCACAACGACGGTCACGGGTTTAGCCTGGTCGGCAATGGCATCCAGCGAACGGGCCAGCGTGCCAGATTCGCCCGCTTTACCGCTGGCGGTCAGCACATCGGTCAGCAGGACCGGCTTATTAAGGGGAAACATGGACGCATCAGCATCATCGCCGGTGCAGACCATACCCACGATGGCGGTGCTCACCGTGGTGATAGGTCGGGTGCCCTCGTTGATTTCAACAACGCGCACCCCGTGGTGGTAATCCTGAGCCATAAGGCAGTCTCTCCGGTTTACAGGGGGTATGCCTATGTTCTGGTTGATATGCGCGCGGCGCACGCGCCGTGCTGTGTGTGGGGAATGGCACAATGGAAGGGACAAAAAAATCCCCGCAGGTGCGGGGATGGGATTAATCTTTGGGTGGTTCAGGCCAGCTAATATCCGGGGCTTTACTGCAATCAACACGCATCAAAAGTACCCGGTATTTCTTCCATTCGGACAAAGCAACGGTTTCTCCTTCCGTCGCAATTCCTGAATCAACGGCATCCTGCCGCCAGGCTATTTCTTTATCAGCAATTGAACGCAATGTTGTTCTTTTCTGTTCAGCCTTAACAATCTGTTGTTCTGCGGATAGTGGCGGGATATTCACCCAGACCGGTTTACCCTCTTTATCTGAACCGAGGATTTTACCCTGCGGTGCAACTCCCGTATAAATTGCCATTGTTTCATCATCAACATCAGCCCCGTTCACAGGCCATGTCCCCGCTTTTTCATACGATTCTTTCATGGAGAAGAGATAAAAGGAGCCATTATAAAATTTATTCATTTTCACCAACCTACGACAATCAAACAGCAATCTTCTAAAGCTCCAGAAGGAGCCCAGTTTTGTATGCTAACGGTAGTATTACTGGCGATTCGCACGTTCATAGCAGCATTGTAGCCAGATGTTGCGCGGTTTCCTGTTGCAAAAAGACCGGCATTAGGAAAAGCATAGGGAAGCTGATAACCCCCATCTACACCACCTCTTGTTTGAATGGTGACACACTGCACCATAATTGTTTTGGCGTTGCCGTATTGGTCAATGAAAGGGAATTTAAGCAATGTGTTTCCTGTAGCAATTATCGCCTGAAAAAATCCCATATCGGGGATCTGGTTCGGCCACATTCCCACCTCCCTTTTTGCCGCTTCTCCCAATTGAAGGTATTGGAGAAGGCCTGAAATACTTTTTCCACTGAGGCTTGTCAGCGTGGCATCCAGTGGCTGTTTGCCTGCCAGCGCATTTGTCATGGTGGTGGCAAAGTTAGGATCATTACCCAACGCTTCCGCCAGCTCATTCAGCGTGTCCAGCGCCGCCGGGGATGATGCCACCAGTGCCGCAATAGCTGATTTCACAAATGCAGTAGTTGCAATCTGCGTATTGTTCACGGTCTGCGCTGCAGTGGGAGCCGTTGGCGTTCCGGTCAGGGATGGGCTTGCAAGCGGTGCTTTCAGCGCCAGTGCGTTATTTAGCGCCGTGACCACAGCCTGCACAAACGCTGTGCTGGCAATCTGCGTGGTATTGGTTCCTGCCAGTGCAGTTGGTGCTTTCGGCGTCCCCGTCAGCGTAGGACTTTCCTTAGTGGCGTACTGAGTATGTGGGTCCGCTTCGGCAAGGTGTTTAGCCATCAGATCATCCACATACACCTTAAGCTCCAGCACCTTGTCATCCACATATTTGCGGGTTGCCAGAACCACTGACGGGTCAATTTTCAGGGTAATGTTATCGGTACTGCTGGTAATCAGCACCATTCGTACTGTCTGCGTGCGTCCGCTCCCCTCCGCCAGCTGCGGCTTGTAGCTCTCCGGGCAGTTGCCCACGGCAATCAGTGCGCCGGTTTCATCGAACAAACCAACCTCACGAATCCACCAACCGCCCTCAGTTTCTGGGATCACCTGCTCAGCAATAATCTGACTGCTGTTCTGCGGATCGATGTACAGCATATTGAGGGAAGCGCGGCGTTTTTCAGCAACCAGCGCTGTCTGCTGCGCGCTTGGAGTCGGCAGCACGCCGCCACCGTCACCCACAGCCATCTGGGTTATTTTCAACGGAACACCGAGCGCGGCGGCGCTTGCCAGTTTCGCCGCGCCGATATCCGTCAGCAGGGTATAAAATTTTGCGCTCATGGATTCACTCTCATTGTGTCAATAACATGGACCGCCCCGCCCTCATAAGCGGTGCCGCCGGAAATAATGGTTTCGTTGATATACGGGTAGATCGTGATTTCTTCGCCTGTGTAGGTGGCTGCGCCCACAAAATAAGGGCCGCTGGTCTGCAGGTTGATGGACATACCGATCAGATGGCGGCTGCACGGCTTGGCGTCACCGATCAGTCGCTCCAGTTCCAGATACGTTTCTTCCGTGATGCCCTGGTCCTGCACGCCAATATCCAGGCGAAACGTGCCCGGCTGCTCGCCGGTCTGCCACCACTCAATGATGCGGATCAGAAAGCCGAACGGCTCCACCACGCGCCGCACGGCGCTGGTTGTCCCCTTGTGCTGATGGATATAGAAAGCATCCTGCACCACACGGCGCTTGACGCCCTCCGTCCAGCTTTCGTCCCAGCGGTCTACGGAAAACGCCCACGCCAGATACGGCAGAAAGCTGACCGGACACGTTGCCGGGTTCCATAAATCGCGCAGTGGCACCTGCAGATCGGAAATCCCGCTGCAGGTCTGCGCCAGTCGGCGCTCAAGCGGCGATGAACCGGGCGGCAGCAGGCTATTCATCCGTTCCCCCGTTGGTCACGCTCCATTCCGTACAGGACGCCGCCTGTGTTTTATCCAGCACAACATCTGCCAACGGGGAGGCCAGCTCCACACGCTGGACGCCCTCAACATGCAGCGCGGCATAAATTGCGCTGCGACGGATATCACGGCCCAGCCGCGTCTGACTGGCGATGTACTTCTGCAGGCTGGCTTTTGCCGCCGCCATCACCGGCTCAGCTTCCGGCCCCGGATAAAGAAAAATCGTTGCATCCACGCTGTACGGGATTATTTCGGCGCTGCGCACCGTCAGGCGGTCTGCCACCGGACGCACGTTCTCGCTGTTAAGCGCCTGCTCCACCACCGCCAGCAGATCAGCCTCTGCCGTACCATCACCCTCACGGCTCAGAACAGTAAGCACCACCTCCGCCGGTGCCGGGCTGGTTGCGCTGGCGTCTGCCACACGCCCGTCCGCGCTTTTGGCGTGAAACTCATAGGCCGCCGTAGGTCCCGCAACGGACAACCCCTCAAACGCAGCCGGAACACGCAGGCGCAGCGCATCATCGCTTTCCATTACTGCCGCGACCGGCGGCACCGCGTCGTTGTCGGCAGGCGTTACCGTCAGGCGTTTCACGTTGTAGTTGGCTGCCAGCTGATCGAGATCGCCGCCGATGGCATATGCCACCATGACCGCCTGCGCTGCCTCGTTAATACGCTGGCGCAAAAGGATTTCTCGGTAGGTGCTTTCCTGCAGCAGCTTGGTGACGGGTTCAGATTCCAGCGCTAATGTTCGCATAACAGCCTCCTGTTCATATGCCGGGTAAAGGGCCACAAAGGCGGCCTTGCGCTCAGCCAGCAGCGTCTCAAAATCCGGTACGTCCACTATCTGCGGTGCGGGCAGTTGGGAAAAGTCAATCACTGCCATTCTCTGCTCCTGTTGATACGGAAAGGGAAACCGGCGCGCCGTTATTGCGCTGCCCGGTAAGCTCAACCACCATAGAGCCGTCAAAATTGCTGCTGATGGTGATGGAATCCAGCGTAAGCCGAGGCTCCCAGCGACTCAGCGCCACATAGACCGCAGACATGACCTGCAGGCGTAGCGCCGGGTTCTGCGGCTGGTCAATCAGGGCAGACAGCAGGGAACCATATTCTCGGCGGGCGATCCGACTGCCCTGCGGCGTCAGCAGAATATCCCGCACTGACTGGCGCAGATGGTCCGTATCAGTAATGACCTTGCCGTTGCCCTGGCTCATGCCGATATACAGCGTCATACCGGTCCCCCCGTGTTGTCGCCGCCTTTCAGAACGCCAGTATGCTCATGGTCATCAACTACGATCCCGTTAGAACTCATTGCGCCGCCGCCCTGGGTGACGCCGCCATTGATCACCACCTCGCTGTTAATGCGCGTGGTATCAGCCTCCACCACAAACTCACCGGTTTTGAGGGTGATATTGTCCGCCGCCTCGATCACCATGGATTTGATACCCCGGACATGCCACCGCCCGGTGGCGGGTTCATACTCAAACCAGCCCCCGTCCGGGTACTCCGTCACGCAACCGTCCACGGAGTCCGACGGCGGTGCAAACTGATTGGAGTAGATGGCAGGCAACGCAAAAGCAGTTTCCAGATTGCCGCCCATGCTCAGCACCACCACCTGCTCATCCGGCGACGGGCACCACCATGTACGGGCACCACCAGCACGCAGCGTCAGCCAGTTAATCCAGTTGGTTTCAAGCTCGCCCACTCTCACCCGGCACAGCCAGTTTTCCCGGTCCACTTCGGTCACGGTGCCGGTGCGGATCAGGTTGGTGATAAGGCGCATTATTTCGGTCAGTTGTGCATTCATAACGAAAGGTTGCCATCAGAGGGAAAAGGGAGGCAGCGCGGGCGCTTGTGCCAGCGGTGGCACAAAGATCACCCCGCCAGCCAGCGCAGCAGAGTGTCACGGGTGATGGTTTCCACCTCATCATTCACGCCCAAAAGGCGGCGCTCTGCGTAGCGGACCTCCGGGCCTTTTCGGCTGACGCGATCCCGCAGGCCGTAATGGTGAACACGGGCAATGCGCTGCACCTTGCCATCAAACTGCACGCTGGCGGAGTCCGCACTGGCGGCTGTTTTCAGGTATTTTGTGGTACGAAGCTTTGCAAACATCTGGCGTTTGATGCGCCCCTTCTTGCTGCGGGCTGTCACCCGGCGCGGCTCATAACCGCTGCCGTCAGGATTACGCTGCAGCCTGATGTTCTGCTGCTGCGTCCGGCGCAGCTGTTGCGCCAGTTGCCGCATCATACGGCTGCGCGCGGCAGGCTCCAGATTAGCCAGTAGCGCCGTCAGCCAGTCATCCACCCTCTGCAGTTCATCCACGTTTCACCGTCCACATTTCTTCGGGTTCGTCCGGCTCCGGCACCGCTTCAACGCTTGACACGCTACCGTCAGTGCTAACCAGCACGCGCTCCGTCAGTTGCAGGTTCAGGCTGATATCGCACACATCATTGCGCAGAATATCCACTTCAAAGGTGAACAGTTTTTCGCGCAGCTCCGGGTTATTGATAGCATCCGGCTGGTTGTCACTTAGCCACAGCAGCACAGGAGCCATCAGCAGATTCTGGTCGCCGCTGAAATCCTCGATCACCACGTTCAGGGTGTAGCGGTATTCCCATGACATGGAGCTGGCACCGGTTGCCACCAGTGAGCCGTTATCAACGAAAAGGTGCAGCTTGTCCGGGTTGTCGCGGACATAAGCAACCGCTTTATTCAGGGCGCTGCGTAAGGACTGCGGTTTGTTCACTGTCTCGCTCCTGACACGCAATAATCGTGTCCACTTTGTCAGCACAGACCGCCCAGGCGGCCTCGGTTTCATCCAGCACCGCGTTCAGATCGCCGTTACTGCGCGGCGCTGACCTTTCCAGACGGCACTGCGTCACTCTGGGACATCCACTCACGGTAAGCTGCACCTCCGGCGAGGGCCGGACGCTTCCGCAGCCGGATAATGTCAGCAGGCAAAGGAGTATCAGCCCAGCGGCGCAAATCCTCATTTTCACGTTTCAGTTCCTCGATCCGGTGCTGGCGGCTGCGCAGAAGTGCGGTGGTCTGTTCCGCTGCAGCATAAAGCCGCGCCTGCTCCCGGCTGTTGGTTTCGGTCAGAATGGACAGGCCGATCAGCTGGCTGTTTTTCTTCGTCAGCTCCTGCGTTTTGCTTTTCAGCGCCGCGCCCTGCGTTTCGATGGTGTGGCTGGCAGTGTTAAGCCGCCATGACTGCCAGCCCAGCGCCGCAAGTACCAGCGCCAGCACTACCGCCAGCGCACGCATCAGGCCGCCATCGGCTCATGAAGCTGCGCGCGGGCAATCTGATACAAAACCAACGTCAGCAGGTAAAACACCAGGGTGATCACCCATCCAGAAAACGCCAGGCACAGAACAATAAGCAGCCTGATTACCCATGTACGCACGGGTTTTACGGGGTGCGCCCTGAATTTCAGCAATGCCGCCCAGACCTCATCGCGCGCCCGATCTCCGGCGAACCACCCGACAGCGCACAGCGCAGCAAGCAGCCAGGCGAGGAAGCATGACACCCAGACAGACGCACCAACCAGAACCGGCGCACCGCTGCGCGGATACAGCAGGCTGATAACCAACAGCGCAGCCCATGCCAGCTGGAAAAAAACGCTCATGACTTTCTTTTTCATTCCGTTATGCTCCTTTTAAGCACCAGGCCATTTCCCGCGCGCGGCGGTTGTCCAGCCCCTGATTAAACACACCTTTGACATATACCCAGCGCGGCAGTTGATGGCAGGCATCCGCCCAGCGCCGCTGGTTCAGCAACTTAACCAGCGTGGAGCTGCAGGCGTTGCCGGTGCCCACGTTGAAAGCAAACGACACCACCGCGTCATAGACCTTTTGCGGCACCGGCTGCACCACACATTTTTCCAGCGCCCGCTCCACGCGCAGCACGTTGGTGATAAGTCCCTGCGCCGCCTGCCGTTCCGTGATAGCTTTCCCCGGCACCACCCCAGATGTATTTCCGATCCCGTCAGTCCAGACACCTGCACTGCACTGATACGGCTGCAGACGACATCCCTCGTAATCGGCAATCAGTTTCAGCCCTTCAACGGAGGTTTTGAGCGACTGGAAACCGGGCAGCGTGGCGGCGATAGCCAGCACAGCCCCGACAAGGCAGCGCTTAACGATTGAAGGATTCATATTCCCCCCGTGAAATTTTGCCATCGCGCAGCAACCTGAAAGACTGGTGTTTGTAGTACCAGTTGATAGCCAGCATCAGCACACCAATCAGTACGCCGCCAACCGTTGACGCATCCTTGAGCGACAGATCGCCCAGCCATGCCAGCAGCACGGCGATGCAGTAAGTGATAAAGGCGCTGATTCGTTCAAGCGTCATAATTCAGTCCCATAGCTGGACGGTCTGCGCCGTGGTTGACGCCGTAATGTCCGGCAGCTCCACCTGCAGCCCGTGCGGTAAAAATGGGCCGTACTCAGCCAGCCCCGGATTTGCCTGCAGAACCTGCTCAGTGACCCCCTGCGTGCGCCCGTAATGACGCCAGCAAAGCGCGTCCACCGTGTCATACTGATGCGCACGCACTTTCATCAGATAAGCTCCACCGTACAGTGCGGCGCATCCTGCACCCGGCTGATAGCCCAGCGGGCATCACGCCACAGATCGCCGCTGGCCTCCGCCAGCTCCTCCCCTCGCTTCACGCCTGACGCCGTGGCGTCATAGTCCTGATAACGCTCATTGAGCACAGCACGCGCCCAGCAAAAAACGGCGTTGTGGTAGTGCTGGATACGCTCGCTTTTGCCGTCCAGCATGTCCGCCGGAACCTCAGCCAGTGCCCGGTAGCCCAGCAACTGCTGGCGGTTGCGGAAGTCGTACAGCTCAGCGTTAACCTCAGAAATAGCCGTCAGCACAACCTGCTTTAAACGCGGCTGCGTCACCGTGCCATCAGTTCGCATCACACTGCGAAATTCCGCCAGGTCCACATCAGGCCAGAACGGCGTATTTTTGATGACCTCCGCCTGTTCCGGTGCCTGTTCGGGCGCAACAAACTTCATGCGGCTTTCTCCTGAATAAGTGGGCGGTGGACGGAATTTTGATGTGGCAGTGCCTTTCGCCATCCCGTGCCGCCCGTGCGCGGGGCACGTTCGTTAGCGGCTGTCATTGCGCAGTCTGCGCTCCAGCTGCTGCTTTTCTTTTTTCACACCGCAGCGGGGATCAAGCTGCAGCGCATGGGTAAGGTGATTCAGGGCAGACGCCGGGTTGCTTTCGCTCAGTACAGCGCCGATGGCTTTATGCAGGCGCGCCCGCGACTGGTCCGGCATATCCAGATCGGTGGTCAGGTCCAGCGTCTGCAGAAGCAGATCGGCATCAAAACCGGCAGCGGCAAGCAGAGCGCTTTGCGCCGCGTCTGCCATTTCTTCTGCCAGCACGGTCTGCACGTTACGGTTGCCCAGAGGCATCACCCAGCCATGGCGCAGCGCATGGCCCCCGATTTCGAGCGCACCGGCATAATCACCGGCGTCGATACGCCACAGCATCACGTACATCAGCACGTCATCCTGCTGCGCACCTCCGGCAGCCAGCACGCCCTCCGCCCAGGCGGAATATTTCGGCAGCAGTTCCATCTTGATTTCCGCCTTTTTCACCGTGGACTGGACGCCCTTGAGGCGGCGGCGGTCTTCTGCCAGCTGCAGCAGCATCAGGTCATAGCCCGACGCATGGCGAACACTGCCGCCCTCACGGGCGGCCTGTTCAGCCTGAATGCGCAGGCGGTGCTGCCGTGCGGGACTCAGGCTCATGCGTTATTCCCCACTTTCCGGTGCGGCAGGCGCGCTGAAATCACCGATTTCGATGTTTTCTACCAGCGCCGCGCAGCGGTAGTCCTCGACCACATACGCCTCGTTGACGGATTCAAAGTTTTCAATCCGGTCGCGTTTCGGGTTGTCGATAACTGAACGGCGGCGGGTGTCTTCCTGCCAGTAGATGGACAGGTTATCCAGACGGGTGATCAGCAGGGCATTTGCTGGGAAGAAAGGCGCGCGCACAGCCTGCAGGCCGCCCATGCGTTTCTGGCTGATGATCAGATCGGCGGCGATTTTCTCGCTGTTGTCCTGCTCTTTGTTGACCAGCGGGAAATACTTGTCAGACAGTAGTTCACGTCCGCAGACAACAACCAGCTCGTCATCATCCTGATACTCCACATCGATCAGCTCGTTGACGGTATCCATCACCACCGCGTCAAGATTTACATACTTACCACCCGGACCTACTTTTACTGGTTCTGCAGTAGTGGTGCCGTCTTCTGCGGTTTTGCTGCCCATGACGTGATCCGGCGCGTCTTCGCGGATTTTCTGCAGCCAGCCTTTATTGACGTCCTGCAGCAGCGGGTTTTCAGCACGACTGGAGGTTTTGGCGCGCTTCACGCCGTTAAAGCCGATCATGATGCGGTCCAGCGCCTGACGCTTGACGATGGCGTTGCGAATACGCACCTGGAAGTCCTGGAATTTCGCCCACATGTCCAGTTTTGCGTAGGTCAGCACCGTATCAAAGTTGGTCTGCTCGCATTTGTATTCCACGTCTTCCATCAGCGTCGGATCGGTAGGCTCGCGCTCTTTGGTGGTGGTATCGGTGGTTCCGGCAATGGTGCTGCCAACGCCCAGCCCCAGCAACTGACCGGACTGCTCAGTGACCGGCGTGATGTTAATAACCGTCAGGAAAGCGGCGGACTGCTGGATCTGGTCTTCCAGCGTCTGCTGCACGGACGGCTCCACGGTAAACTTGCTGGACAGTTCTTCAACTTCCACACCATTCAGGCGCGCCAGTTGCTGCAGGTAAGCGTTAAAGGCAAAGCGGGTTTTCTTTTTCATTGGGTTTTATGCTCCATCAGCAATTGGTCAGGGTGCCTGCCGGTGCGTCACCGCCCGGCGCGCGCTGGCGGTAGTCTTTACGGCTGTCTTCACGGCTCAGTTGCTGCTGTAACTCGGCAAAGGCGGCCTGCTGTTCCTGCAGGGAGGACTCCAGCTCAGAAAGGCGCTGGTCCTGAACGGACAGGGATTTGTCAGTGCGCTCGCTCAGGTTCTGCTGCTCGGTGGCGACCAGTTCTACGGCTTTATGCACATCAGAGAAGCGCGCATCGTCGGTCTGCTCTTTTTTGGTGAACAGCGCGGTGACGCGTGCAAAGAGGGACGGCTTTTCGTCCTGGGCTTCTTCCAGTTCGATCAGCGTTTCAACCGCTTCCGAAAACAGGTTTTCAGGGTTCTGCTTACGGTTTGCCAGCGGGTTATGTGCGGCGCTGGCGCTGAAAGCCAGCATTTCGGTGCCAAGGCTCGCAGGATCGTCTGTCGCACCCAGCCCCACAAGGTAGGCTTTGCCGGTGTCGGCAAACTTCGTGCTGACCTCCATGGAGGTGAAAAGCTTCTGGCCTTTTTTCACCAGTTCCACCAGGGCGTCAGTGGGTTCGATATCGGCATAAAGTGCCATCTTGCCCGCCAGCGGGCCGTCCTGGATTTCTTCTGCAACCAGCCCCGTCACCCTGCCATAGCGGTTAAACGTGCTCTCCGGCAGATAAGACTTGATGTGCTCAAGGTTAATCAGCGCGGTATAGACCGTCGGGTTGTAGCTGGCAGCCATCTGTACCAGCCATTCACGCTGGATCTCGCGCCCGTCAGTGGTGGCACCTTCCACCCCGATACGGAAACGCTTTGCTTTCACTGTCATGAGCCATGCTCCGTTAGAAATAACTTACTGGAGCCTTATGTTTGCGGTGATGGGGGGAGTGAGACAACGCGCTGTATTTGTACGGTAAACCACACAAAACACAGCCGGGGAAAGCCGCCATCCAAGGCCGTATGTTTGGGCCATGAACACGACACTGACCCCCGCAGACCTCGATCCCCGTCGGCAGGCCATGCTGATGTACTTTCAGGGATACCGCGTAGCCCGCATTGCTGAAATGCTGGGCGAAAAAGTTGCAACCGTTCACAGCTGGAAAAAACGCGATAAGTGGGGCGACTATGGGCCGCTTGATCAGATGCAGCTCACCACCGCCGCACGTTACTGCCAGCTCATCATGAAGGAGCAGAAAGAAGGGAAAGACTTCAAGGAAATTGACCTGCTGGCGCGCCAGTCAGAGCGCCACGCCCGGATCGGCAAATTTAACGATGGCGGGAACGAAGCAGATTTAAACCCGAAAGTAGCCAACCGTAACAAAGGTCCGCGCAGGCAGCTGGAAAAGAACGTTTTCACCGACGAACAGATCGAAAAGCTGGAAGAAGTCTTCCACGCCTCTATGTTCGACTATCAGCGTCACTGGTTTGAAGCAGGAAAAACAAACCGCATCCGTAATCTGCTCAAGTCGCGCCAGATTGGCGCCACGTTTTATTTTGCCCGTGAAGCATTGATTGACGCCCTGCTGACCGGACGCAACCAGATTTTCCTTTCTGCCAGTAAGGCACAGGCGCATGTCTTTAAGCAGTACATCATCGACTTTGCTAAAGAAGTTGAGGTGGAGCTGAAAGGCGATCCCATGGTGCTACCCAATGGGGCAGCATTGTACTTCCTCGGCACCAATGCCCGTACGGCGCAGAGCTACCACGGCAACCTGTATCTGGATGAATATTTCTGGATACCGAAATTCCAGGAGCTGCGCAAGGTTGCCTCCGGGATGGCCATTCACAAGAAATGGCGACAAACCTACTTTTCCACGCCGTCCAGCCTGACCCACAGCGCCTATCCGTTCTGGTCCGGTGCGCTGTTTAACCGGGGCCGTGCCAAAGCGGACAAGGTGGATATTGACCTGACCCACAGCAACCTTGCGCGCGGCCTGCTCTGCCCTGACGGGCAGTACCGCCAGATCGTCACCGTGGAGGATGCGGTGCGGGGCGGCTGTAACCTGTTCGATCTCGACCAGCTGCGCATGGAGTACAGCCCGGACGAATACCAGAACCTGCTGATGTGCGAATTTATTGACGATCTGGCGTCAGTATTCCCGCTCAGCGAGCTGCAGGCGTGCATGGTGGACAGCTGGGAAGTCTGGACCGATTTTCAGGCGCTGGCGCTGCGACCGTTTGGCTGGCGGGAAGTCTGGATCGGCTATGACCCGGCGAAAGGTACGCAGAACGGTGACAGCGCAGGCTGCGTGGTTATGGCTCCGCCCACTGTACCGGGCGGAAAGTTCCGCATTCTGGAACGTCATCAGTGGCGCGGGATGGACTTCCGCGCCCAGGCGGACGCCATCAAAAAACTAACTCAGCAGTACAACGTGACCTATATTGGCATCGACTCGACCGGCGTCGGGCACGGTGTTTATGAGAACGTAAAAGCGTTCTTTCCTGCCGTGCGCGAGTTTGTCTACAACCCCAACGTCAAAAACGCCCTGGTGCTCAAGGCATACGACATTATCAGTCACCGCCGTCTGGAGTTTGACGCCGGGCATACCGACATTGCGCAGTCCTTTATGGCTATCCGCCGCGCCACCACCGCCAGCGGCAACCGCCCTACCTACGAAGCCAGCCGCAGCGAAGAAGCCAGCCACGCAGATTTGGCATGGGCAACGATGCACGCCCTGTTTAACGAACCGCTGCAGGGCGAATCCGCCAATACCAGCAACATTGTGGAGATTTTTTGATGAGTGAACACGACACCCTGAGCAGCACCGCGCCAGTGCAGGAGGCCGAACAGCAGAAGAATACAACTCACGCCGAAGCGTTCAGCTTTGGCGATCCGATCCCGGTACTGGACCGCCGCGAACTGCTGGACTATGTGGAATGCGTACAGATGGACAGATGGTATGAACCACCGGTGAGTTTTGACGGGCTGGCAAGGACCTATCGCGCCGCCGTGCATCACAGCTCACCGATTGCCGTTAAGCGTGACATTCTCAGCAGTACCTACATCCCACACCGCCTGCTCAGCCAGCAGGCTTTTGCCCGTTTCGTCCAGGATTATCTGGTGTTCGGTAACGCCTATCTGGAAAAACGCACTAACCGGCTCGGCGGCGTTCTCTCACTGGAGCCAGCACTGGCGAAGTACACACGCCGTGGCGTGGACCTCGACACCTACTGGTTTGTGCAGTACGGCCTGACCACGCAGCCCTATGAATTTACACAGGGCAACATTTTTCACCTTATGGAACCGGATATTAACCAGGAGATTTACGGGCTGCCCGGCTATCTCTCCGCCATTCCGTCAACCTTGCTCAACGAGTCCGCCACGCTGTTCCGCCGGAAGTATTACATCAACGGCAGCCACGCGGGTTTCATCATGTACATGACCGACGCAGCACAAAACCAGGAGGATGTGAACAATATCCGCCAGGCAATGAAAAGCGCCAAAGGACCGGGTAACTTCCGCAACCTGTTTATGTATTCACCCAACGGTAAAAAAGACGGCATCCAGATCATCCCGTTATCGGAGGTTGCTGCAAAGGATGAGTTTCTGAACATCAAGAACGTCAGCCGCGATGACATGATGGCAGCGCACCGCGTACCGCCGCAGATGATGGGTATTATGCCGAGTAATGTAGGAGGGTTTGGGGATGTAGAGAAGGCCAGCCGCGTCTTTGTCCGCAACGAACTGATACCTCTGCAGAAACGCCTACAGGAGTTGAACGACTGGCTGGGAGAGAAAATTATTAGTTTTGAACCCTACACTTTAGAAATAACACCAGAATAAAAAAAGCCACCTTTAACGGTGGCTTTTCTAGGCTATTCGATAGCCTCGAACTCATCCTGTAGAATTAGCGTTGACTGACAAGCCGAGTTTAGCTTTCCAGATAATTTACAAAGCAGCCGATAGTTATGCGGTGCATCATCGCTAATCTTTTCAACTGTTAAAGTGATTGATTTTGAATCATTTAACAGCATTTTTTTGATGTCATTACTTAAATATCTAGGGCAATAACCGACAATTTCTGCGGGCTTATCAGCACGAACTACGACAGCATCGCCATCGTACTCGTTTTGAAGATCCAAGCAAAGACGCAAAATTTGCCCTGGTTTCAACTCTGAAACACGATCATTTGCCATCGAATTCAGATAGCTAAGACCATGCAAAAAGAAAAAGTGTTCAAATTTCCCCTCTGAATCAACTTCAATTTTCTTAAAAATCTGTAGTTGGTCAGTACTGCGTAAACCACCAGAACGGGCCAAAATATCGATCGGATTTACGCTATCTTCCTCAAACCCAAGCCACTTAATAAAACTCGGATATTCTGGGCGTCTAGGGGACAAAAGACGGTTTTTAAAAAGAGGGAATAATTCTTCTGACACATAAGTTTCTCTGACATCAGTCATGCCGCTAAACTTGGTAAATTTAGTAGATTTAAGAGCACCTTTCGTGTACTTAAAAACATACCCCGAATTGCGCTCTTGCAAGTTGCCGACGACATGCCAGTCTCTGGTATCTGGTGCCTGCCACGCAACGTAAACGGAGTTTGTATTAGTCATTCTCTAGTAGCCTTCTACGATTTTCCATTACCATCAACGCTGCAAATTCACGTGCACTCTCAGAGATACACGATGCAGGCACTTGGTTGAACACATCTGTAATGGAAGCTTCTGTTAAAGCGCTCAGCTTACCCAGCCAATGGTCGCGAGCTGCAACTCTTCCCTCAACTGCATGTTGAAATGCTTCAACTGTAAGTAAGGGTTTTTTATCTGTTTTTGCTTTAAAAAGCTCTGAGCGAGCTTTTCTCACAAAGTAGGGGATTCGACGATTTTTATCTTTAGTATTAAGCCGTTCATAACGTTCATCATCTAACATCTCCCTCCCTAAACTGGCGGCGTGATCATAGGTTGGACATAAAAACTGCTCACCAGTTTCATTGTTAAGCATAATCGCCCAATTTTCATGATGGCGATCCTGATTACTGACCAGTGCATCTAGCATCAAATACCCACAGAATACATCTGCGGCATTTAGCCCGTTTAGTTCGTATGCACTCGGCGGCGGCTGGATAGATTCCTTATCTAAGCAGCCCAAAACTCTCGTTACAGTATGCTCTCTAACCCTTACTGGCTTCTCTCCCAGTTGCAAAGGCTGAGGATAGTCGGCTGTCGAACTGTGAAGAACCTCGTTCCCCATCACCATTCTGAAGCCAACAGGAATAAGGTTCTGAGTAACGACACCAAATCTATCATTGTACCTAGCTAAATCATAGCTAGCGTGTGGGATATTGAGCAGATGGCATAGCTCTGCAGCACATTTTTCAGACCAATGCTCACCAGTGCCCGGCCTAGAGTACTTGAACAACTGTAAATGGTCAGTGTCATGGGAGTAGTAGAACCAAAACTTTTCTTTGGTTCCCAACTGTTCAATATCGTTAGCAACTGGGCTAAGCACTACCAATTGGTAAGGCATCTGACGTCCCTGTTTGGCTGATTATGAATATTTTGAAAGCTATTTTATCCAAACATCACCAAAACCTCTAAGGGTTAATAGATAATAGAACGACACTGTATGTATGTCCAGCCATCAAATCAAGAGGTCATACTTATAGGGTTCAGCGCGCGCTCGTATCCCCGCCACGCCTGCCCGCTTTATGTAGCGGTTTTCATGCACCTGCATGACATAAGCAAAAGCCCGCCAGTTCTGGCTGGCCTCAGCAAAAACGACCCTCAAACGATCATGCGGATTCATGCGGCATAGGCATGCAGTGGATGCCGTTTAGAAAAAAATACACGAGATGCCATACCTCTTAACACCTCCCTCTTTATAAACAACCTGTTATGACATATTTTAATTCCATCAAAAATTAAATATGTAGATTACAGAACCTACTCATTATAAAAATCAGGAGCACGAAAGATGCCTGTTCATAAATTCTCTGGAGCGTTTTTCAAAAATATGCAGGTGGAATGGCCCTGCCCAGAGTGCGGTCAGAAAACCCTGCAGATCATCACAGAAAGTTTCGTCATTCATGATACGCATGATACCAACAAACACAGCAGTGAAGATTGGTTCGAACCAGAAATGGATCGCTCAATTTTTAGCTGTATGGCCCGCTGTTCAAGAAGACAATGTGGTGAAGTTGTGGCCTGTTCTGGAGATAGTGGATGGGAGCGACAAGGTTGGGATGACGGTACATCTGATGATGGTTATTACAAGTGGTATCATCCTAAGACCTTCTTTCCATCATTACACCCTTTCGAACTTCCAGCCAAGTGTCCTGAGGAAATCGCCGAACCACTCCAAGCTTCGTTTTCGATTTTTCTTATGCAACCAAGTGCAGCCGCAAATCTCATTAGAATCTCAGTAGAAAGGATGCTAACAGCTATGGGGGTGGCAGAACTCAAAGAAAGTGGCTGGCGCATTGGCTTAAAAGAACGACTTGAAAAAATCCCGCCATTGTATAAATCATTTTATGAGCACCTTATGGCAATAAAATTTTTAGGCGATGCTGGGAGCCATAATTACGATAAAGTTAAAATCAAGGATATTGAAGATGCTTTTGAGATTATGGATTACGTTGTAAATGACTTGTTTTCTGGGCGGAAGGAATCGATTGAAATTCTGACAAAGAGATTAAGTGATAAATTTAAAGAATAATAATACAAGGTATGGCGGTTAATATTTAACCTCATTAGTTAACCCGGTGATTACTGTCTTTTTTACCCATGGCTAACGCCTCGCAATGCTCGTTGTTCAACCTTGCCGACAGCAGAATCAAGTACTGCCGTCGGCAACGTTCCTCAATGAAGCCAGCAGTCGTCCTCCCAGACCTGCTGCATAATTTCTATCACTCGCTTTTTGTCTTCATCCAGTTTTAACCCGCTTAGTTCAACACCATTGGCGCTACCCTTACGGATACGAATTGCTGTTTTGGGATACAGAGGGCGCAAATTGCGGTAAAGCTCGGATTCAAGGGCGTCCAGTGTAGCCTGGCTAATCTTCTGCTCTTTATCGATCATTATTTCAATGCGCATACAGATTCCCTTTAACTGGTAACGTCCATTGAACGGCTGTATTCATGGCTGCGAATTTTCGCCATCAACTCGTCTGTCAGTTCGGACACCCACTGGATAGCCAGCCGCTTTTCTTCGTCGCTGCACTCACTAGCCGCTACAAGCTTGATAAAAAAATCAATACGCTGGAGCTTCAATGACTCCAAAAGATAGTCCTGCATCTTCCCTCCTATCATTACACGGATACACAACAACTGTATATATACCCACTGTTTATATAAACAGTATAATAGGAACGGAAAAATGTAAAACTGTTTTTTGTCAGTTAATTGGATGCACTGATGCCAGTCAATAAAGCACGAAATGTTAAACAGCAGTCTTAGTACCACTGACGCCATTTGCCATCTTCCTGCAGCCGCTGGTTACGGTAAAAAATACGTAAACCGGCCCCGGATGGAATGCTGCCGCCACGCAGAAGCAAATCAATCTCCGATGCACTACCTTCAAACCCTCTGGCAGTCAGTTCTGCCTCAAGCTGCAGGCGCTGCTGCTCCGAAATACTCTGTTTGTATGCTATTTTCCGCTTCGGTTTTACCAGCCTTAACCTGGCTGTCAGCTCCCGGCGTTCCTTCTGGCCCATATTGTGGAGATAATCGCGCAGTTCCTTCTCATTCATGGTTTTAATATCGGGCAAATCTCCCCCTGGCTGGTTCAAATTTTCAACAGGGGGACAGTTATTGCCACGAGTCCAAGGGGCGCAAGCGCCCTGGTCGGCTGCCGCCTCCTGAACGTCAACGGCCTTACGAACCTTTTTCCACTTCATCGCGTGCGTGCAAATCTTGCCCTCGACAATCGGGGACCAGATGCCATAGATACGGATACCGTGATCGCCGTAGGCGCTCGGTTCGTCGTTAAGCTCATAAGCCGTGCGGACAAGGTGATGTTTGCGGGGAACCAGTACACCGCCCTGCTTCATGATGTAGGTGGCAAAGCAACCCGCATCTGCAGCTGCCAGTACCGCATCCAGACGCGGATTATCCAGTACCGGCGCACCCGCTTTGCGTTCGCCCTGCACTCTCGCCGCCTGACCAGCCAGCAAGCGCAGCTCGCGGTATGCCTGACGACCCGGAATACCGAAGAAACGAAATTGCTGGACACGGTGCAGTGACGCCCAGGCGCTGACATGCTCAGCGCTGTCACGCAGTGATCTGCCGGTTTCTTTGCTGATTTCTTTAGCCAGCCCGCGCCCGTCGATGTTCTTACTGATGTATTTGGCGATGTAGCTGGTCGGCGTGCCCTTGCGCGGGTTGATTAGCTCAGACTTGAAGCGCGGCCCGGTATTGGTGCCCAGCTCCTCGCGGTCTTCACGGATGGCAAACTTACGCAGTAGCGCGGTGATGGAGCGACGGTCTTTTTTGCGCATAAAGCACAGAAGATGCCAGTGCACGGTGCCGTCATGGTGCGGCTCTGCAACGCGGACGCCGTACCAGCGCAGCCCGGCCTTGTGCATGGCCTTGCGGAAAGCAGCGAATGTATCAACCAGATAATCACTGCTCTGGCGGACCGTGGCGCTGGTCCACTTCGGATTTGGCCTGCCATTGTTGAGGGTTGCGTGGAAGCGTGACGGGCAGGTGATGGTATAGAACACCGCGCAGTCTCCGCGCATTTCCGCGATCAGCTCCAGCCCTTTAACACAGGCCATCATTTCATTACGGCTGTGCGCCGGGTTGCTGTTGCTGGCGTTCACCACATCTTCCATGCCCAGCGTGTCACCGTCTTCGTTGACCAGCTCATGAGAGCGGAAGAACTCCAGCGATTTGCGGCGCTGCTCGCGTTTGTGGATCACGGCTTCATAGCTGACATACGGGGACGCTTTCTTGTTGACCAGGCAGACGGCACGCAGCTGCTCCTCCCGCCACTCGCAGCGCATCTGCCACAATTTGCGATACCACCAGTCCGCGCACAGCATGCGCGCCAGCGACGGTGGGATCAGTTCATAAGGCACCGGCTTGCTGCGGCGCTTTTTGCAGCGTAACTTCTCAAAGGCAGGAGGGATGACATCAAGGCGCATGGCTTCTGCAGCAACCCTTTCCCATGCCAGGCGGATTTCTTCTGGTTTAACATCGTCACTGACAAACAGATCACCGCAGGCCGCATCAAGACACATGCTCATATGTGCCGCAACCAGCGTGGAAAGACGCTTGACCTGATCCTGATTCATTTCAGGCAGTACCAGCAGCCCCTCCAGCCCGTCCTGGCTCGCCATAAACCGAAACGAGGCGGACATTTGGCAGCTCCGCACGCGTTCCAGCCGCTCAATACACGGTCTGATAGTTTCGCGCAGATAGCGGGAATACGCTTTCGGACGTCCCAGGGTATTGAAGTATTTAATTCGCTCCAGCAAAGGCTTGCTGATATGGGCAGGCATAGCGCTTACATCGGCAATAATCACCAAATCGGGATTAACGCGCTGCTGTTCGCGGGCCATTTTGGCATGACTAATCAGCTGCTCCTGCTCTATTTCACGCTGGACAGGATCGCGGGATTCATTAAAGAAATAGCGTTCCCAAACCTCATCACTCAGCGCCTCACTGCGCAGATGCTCCTGCTCGTTATCCGCAGCATACAGAGTGATGAGGTTTGAAAGCGCAGACTCCGGCGCAACGTCCGCCGGGTCCAGATACGGATTAACCGCTTTTTTTGGGGTATTCCATGGAAAGGCCACGGCGGCCTCATTCGAGCCGCCGGTGGTTTGTGCATGATGTAATGTGAATTTACTCACTGCCACGCCCGCACCTCAGTTTCCACCGAGATATCAGGACCAGACGCCAAATCAACACCAAACCAGCATGCTGATTTTGTGGCGATGATTTCTACTGCAGTTTTACTATCACCGGCAGCCACGCCCATGCTGCGCTTAGCGGTGATACGATGGCGAGTAAAATCACGATAAAGCGAACGGGTCAGAGACGTATCGCTGTTGGACACGATAACCGGATGACCTTCTGATGACCGGCGTTCAAGAATAGACGCCAGATGGTACTGATCATCCTCTGTAAAACCATCTGTGTGATATCCGTTAAACGTGCCGTCATATGGTGGATCGCAATAGACAACATCACCCGTTTGCAGCAGTGCCAGTGTCTCGTCATAGCTGGCGCAGATAAACGCTGCGCGTTTTGCTTTTTCTGCAAATGCGCGTATTTCATTTTCAGGGAAGTACGGCTTTTTATAATGTCCGTATGGATTATTATATTCACCCTTCTTGTTATAGCGGCAAAGGCCACGATAGCCATGGCGATTTAAATATAGAAAATATGCTGCTTTTTCTACTTCATTAATAATAGAGTAATTGAAATGCTGGCGAACACGGTAATACTGAACATCCGAATTAAAATCTTTAAATAACTCCTTCGCTATCTGAATGACAGCCTCATGGTCTTTCTGAATCATCATATAAAGATTAATCAAATCAGGATTAATATCCGCGACAAGATAATGAGGATAGTCTGTCGCCATCATCACAGCACAGGAACCCGCGAAAGGTTCAACCAGTCGCGAGCCAGCAGGAAGGTGCTTAATTAATTCCGGCATGATAGCGGTTTTATTTCCCGCCCATTTCAGGATAGTGGTCATATAGCTCCCCCTGAAATGATATAGGAGAGAGCCTCAAGCGGCGTTAATGAGCGAATAGAAAGAATTACCCATTGCCCTTCCACTGCCACAACTTCATTAATCGGCAAAGTGTGGGTAATAACAGCGGCCCATTCCCGACCAGTATATGAACCGTGCTTCCATTCGCAGAGAGAAAGGACATCACCAACTTTGTATCCGCGATCATCTTTACGAAGCTCTGCCTTTTTGCTGCCAGCGACTACGGCATTAAAATACTTAGGTGCAATTTTTATCTGATGGATGCGCATAGTCATACTGCACCTCCGTTATAGTGTTTGCCTTTCAGCTCTGCGATTTCCTGACAAGTGACACAGCACTGCACGCCCGGAATGGCGCGACGGCGAGCTGGCGGGATCGGTGCATCGCAATCAATGCAGAGCACACGGGAAACGCCCGGCGTTCTGTTGCGGGCGGTGTGGATGTGGCGCTGACGTTCTTCTTCAACGCGCTGCTGTACAAGGTCCATTGAATCAGCCATCAGTGGATCTCCTGCGCTTCGTTTTGAATGTTTTCAGCCGCAATACGCAACAGCTCCGCCGCTTCAACGTGATTAAGCTGGCGTGACGTGATATGGCAAGCCAGGCTATCAAGACGGGCTGCCATTGACGCGGCACGTGCACGGCGTTCTTCCATACGTGCATCAGTCAGCATCTGGTTAAGGCCAGCATCATCTGGTCCTGTTTTGGTGATTCGGGTTTCAATATTTCGCATTGTTGTTTCTCCTGAATTTGGGCAATAAGATGCCCGGCGGGTTTACGCCTTTAATTTCGGTTGTGAATTAGTTCGGCATGGCTAGCCGATTTGGAAATAAACTCACCACTGTACGGAAATGGTTCATTGCTTTAATCAGCTCCCGCTTTTCGTCAGTCGTCAGCTCACTAACATTGACGCTATGACGTTCCGCCGGAATCTTTGCCATAAAGAATATTGCGGCTAGTGCGCGTTTATTCTGCTCATGGTTAATATCCCGTTGGTCCCGCATATCGCTAATAAAGCGCTCCAGTTCTGAATCAATATTTAAGCCAAACACTTTCGCCCTTAATTCCGCGATGTGGTTTAACCCATTAAGGCGGAGGCCAGCGCTTAGCGGAACAGTCGCAGCATCGCCTTCAATAGCCATGGTTTCCCCTGTTTTTTGGCGGACAGGCCAGCCAGCAGTGCATCCTGCGAGCGGCATGGATGCCAGCGCTTGCTATCCGCTCCAGAGATCCAGCCGTGACCGTAGTGTGGGGCTGGGCTTTGCTTAACGAGCAGCGATGCAAAAGATGGCTCTTTAGTCAGCATAAGCACCTCACAGCAGGCCGAACGACGCGCCAAGGCCCGTCACTGTATCAACGGCACTAGCCATAGCCGGGCTGGACTGCAGGCGCGCCTGCATCGATACCGCGGTTAATGCCATCAGGCGAGTAGCAGAGTTGATACTGTCGATAATCTGGCGGCGTCCTGCAGTCGTCAGAGGCTCACCGGAAACAGCACCAGCAGCGACGTGCCCAATCTCAGCCGTTGCTTTAAGGACGTACTGCGGCATTTTCTCTTTTGCCACTTCATTCAGCGGCACGCACGGCAGGCAATGGATTTGAGCCAGAAAACCGTCAATCAGTGTTGAGTCCTCTGTGATATCAGTCAGCAGCCAGATCTCCGGCGGAGTGAGTTGGTGCGGTTGGTCTGGGTTCAGCTTGTTGCGTAGCGTCTGGACGTTCATTCCTGCACGCTCTGCCAGCTTCACCATGTTATGACGCAGCGCGAAAGACCGGCAGGATTCGTCAAAGTGTGGATGTTTGGAAATCTTATAATCAAACATGTTATGAGCCTCGCTATATCCCAAAATGGAACTATCAGGCTTGCATTGCGATTTCACAGCCTTGAGCTGCTTCTATCGTCAACGCGAACATGTTTACTTCGATCAGGCTGTTAACCCCTTCCTTTTTTCGGATAGGCAAACGACCTTCACGAATCATTTGGCGGGCATAGCTAAGCTTGTAACCAGTACGGCGGCAAAACTCATCCAATGTGATAAATGGCTCAGACACCACAAGATTGATGCTGGGGCGCATTGAAAAATTACGTTTCATGATGCACTATTCCTCAGTTTGAACGACGAAGTCACTATTCGTCACTGTTTAACACTATTTAAAACATCTTGAATCGAGATATTGGGATCACACAATAGCCATGTCAACGAAAAAAACACCAAAAGCAGATGAGGTAATGGCGGTTCGAGATTTCATCTCACAAAATAGAGGTGGAAAAGAAGTTATTGCCCGTATCCTTGAGGCTTACGGCTTTACAACTCGTATAGCGCTCTGTAACCAGCTTGGTGTCTCACAAAGCACCATGGCTAACAGGTACGCGCGTGATACTTTCCCTGCTGACTGGGTTATTGTTTGCCATCTTGAAACAGGAGCTTCGCTGATTTGGCTCAGCACTGGGAAAGGAAGCAGATTTACCGATGGACGTGATGACAAGACTACTCACCTGGAACACATCGACATCACAAATGGGAACAAAAAAACACTAAATGAAGTAATAGTGGATCTTTCTACTATTCCTGAGGGATTAAAATCACCCTTCATTCTGACTGCTGATAAAAGTACATATCTTGCAGATAGTTACGATGGCGAATTGGTTGATGGTATCTGGTTCATTGAAATTGATGGTATTTCAAGCGTACGTGAACTCTACCGATTCCCTGCTGGTAGAGTACGCGTAGAGAATGGTAAAGCATCTTTCGAATGCCAAACAGCAGATATAAAAATACTAGGTAAAATCATTTCTAAAACAGAATTTCTGAGCTAATAAAATGACAACGACAGCTACTGAATCAAAAAAACCAGTTCAAGAAACCCGCTCTTGCTTTGTCATAATGCCAATAGCAGATATGCCTAATTATGAAAATGGGCATTTTAGCAGGGTTTATAACCATTTAATAAAACCTGCCTGTGCTGATGCGGGATTTAAGCCAATACGTGCCGATGAAGTTAGTAATTCGAACTTTATTGTGTTAGATATATTAAAGAGAATCGTAGAATGTGACATTGCGATTTGTGACCTAAGCAGTCGAAATCCAAATGTAATGTATGAATTGGGTTTAAGACAAGCCTTTAATAAAAAAACCGTATTAATTAAAGATGATAAAACCATAAGCCCCTTTGATGTTCAAGCATTCCGTTATTGCGAATATGATAGCACAATGCGCATTGATAATGCGCAGGTTAATGCTAAATCAATTTCAAAAGCACTCACATCAACTTTTTCAGCCGATGAAAATGACGTTAACTCCATAGTCCAATTATTAAAAATACAACCCGCACAGGTTGGTGAAAAAACAATATTAAGTCAAGAAAATACACTTATATTGAAAGCAATAAAAGAACTTCAGCAAAGAATAACACCTCAAAGCGTGTTAGATGTGTCTTCAAGTGATTATAGGCTTGGAAGATATTCAAATCCGGGTGAAAGTCTTGCTGAACAATTAGAAGTTTGTTCGCTTCAACAATTATTGGGAAATAGTTACTCTCATAAAAAAACCAATAAATTTTTTGGTATTTTAAGTGGAGTATTACAAGATAAATATAATCGTGAATACTATGCTTTTAAGATTGGTCACAAAATTAATAGAATAGAAGCCGACTCATCAGAGTTATCACTACTAATTGAAGATGATGATGATATTCCATTTTAATTATGACAGTTAAAAAACTTACGAATGGAAAATGGCAGGCGCATTTTTTCCCTAATGGTCGCGATGGCAAGCGCATACGACGCCAGTTCGCAACCAAAGGGGAAGCACTTGCTTATGAACGCCACTACAAAGAACAGGTGCAGGATAAGCCGTGGCTGGGTGAGAAGACTGACAAACGTCGCGTTCGGGATTTGGTTACAGCCTGGTATAACGCACATGGTGTAACACTTGCTGATGGCGAGAAGCGTAAAGGCGCAATGGAATTTGCCTGTCTCTCTATGGGAGATCCCCTTGCAACTGAATTCAACGCTAAATTATTCTCAATATATAGAGAGCAGCGGTTAAGCGGGAAAATAACCCGCTCTGATCGCGTTAAGTCCGTAACTCCTCGCACAGTAAACCTCGAATTGGCTTACTTTCGGGCTATGTTCAATGAGCTGAAAAGACTTGATGATTGGATAGCACCGAACCCTTTGGAGAACGTACGCGAGTTTAAGATCAGCGAATCAGAGATGGCATATCTCACCATTGAGGAAATCAGAACCCTACTCTCCGAATGTGAGAAAAGCCGCTCTAAAGATCTCACAACAATTGTGAAAATTTGCCTGGCAACAGGGGCACGATGGAGTGAGGCCGAAGGACTGAAGGGAAACCAAATCCGCGCCGGTCAGATCATATATGTAAAAACTAAAGGCAAGAAAAACCGGGCGGTGCCGATAACTGAAAAATTACAGGCTGATTTACCATCAGTCAGTAATGTGCAATTGCTCTTTAAACCTTGCTATTCAGCTTTTAGAAAGGCAATACAGAGAGCCGGGATCGAGACGCCTGCCGGGCAGCTTACGCATGTGTTACGCCACACCTTCGCGTCTCATTTCATGATGAACGGGGGTAATATTCTTGTGCTTCAGCGGATATTGGGGCACACAGATATTAAGGTGACGATGCGTTATGCACACTTTTCGCCAGACCATCTGTCCGAAGCGATGTTATTGAATCCACTTAACGTTATAGGGTAATTGGATTACATCTTTTAGCTTTTATCTAACAACATACTTTAATAAGGATTTTTAGATGAGTATATGTAAAGTCATTGAAAAAAAAATGTCCAGTGGATGGACCATAAGAGAAATAGTTCATCCAGACTACCATGGGCACAATCACTATTATTATAATGGTAAAAGGGCACCTGTTGTAAAAGTTGACAATAATAAAATGATAAAACAGTATGCTGGATATACTCTAATAGAGAAAGATTTGCGCAGCGTTTTAGCATGGCTAAATGAAATAGTAAAGATAAATCCACAACATCATACTCGTTACGAAAACCCGCAACTAATGGATTTGGTGAAAGGGTATTTCGTAGCAGCTTTGACATTTTATGGTAAGTGTTTTACTGAAAGCAAAGGAAGGGGGATAAAATATGACAAAGCGAGTATTCCTGAAGAACACAGAGAACTGCATGAGGAACTCATGGAGTTACGCCACAATTTCACAGCGCATAGCGGCATTGGTATTGAGACCGTAAAAATCAGTTTAGTTCTTCACCCAGACATTAATTCAGATATGAAGCCACAGCTTTATACTGAATTAAGACAGCCAGATCAAAGCGAATACATAGTGAAAGAAATGATCATTCTTGTAAATAAGCTTAGGGAAAAATCTTTAGAAAAGAGAAATGCTATTGGTAATAAATTTCTTGATGAAGTTGTTTCAACCGAGGGGAAACTTCATTGGTATACAAAAGGTACATTTGATGAATTCGTTATTCCTGAAAATGTAGTTGCGAAAATTAAAGAAATTGAAAATGAGTAA